TAGTTTTTATAATATATATAAGCAATTAAATTTGGATAAATTCAATGATATTTCTTACGCAACTGGAACATCAATGGCAATGAGTAGTTTAGATTCTGAAACATTTATGGGAAATGTAAATGTAGGTGGAAAATTAACAGTATTAAATGGATTTGATTTATCAGGATCTATTAATGCTATAGATCCTTCTGGAATAATAGATATATCTGGAAATTTAATTCTAAGAGATGTATCTATGCAAAATTTGACTGTTAATCAAACATTAACAGTTAATGGTATAACAACATTAAATGATCCGGTATTTATAAATGACAACATATCATTGAAAACCGGTTCAACTATAGATGCCAGTTCAGCTATAATAAACTCGGCATATTTATATGTAGATAATATTTATGCGTTAGGGGGACCATTTAGTACTGGATCTGGAAAAATAAATATCAATGCTAATGATTTAGCGTTTACACCATTGGGTGGAGGAGGAACTATAACAGACTTAAGTAATGTAATAGCAAAAAATGGTAATTTAGATCTAAGTGGAACATTAACTTTTAACTCTTCATTATCCAGTAATAATATAATACGCGAATTATATGAAATTCAACCGGTTGGTGGTCTTGGTGGAAATTTACAAATAGAAGCTAATACTTCTTTTCAAAATAATAATTTGAGTAATATTGATATAATAATACCAGGACCTACGCAAAGTAATATATTAACAATATCAGGTGATTTATATTTTTTACCTACCGGTGATATAAGTAATGTAGATCATCTTACAGTAAAAAGAATAATGGCTTCATCTGGTTCTGATATTATTGTAAATTCAGATTTATCTATGAATGGCGATATCAATATGAATGATAATAATATCAATGATGTTAATGATACCAATATAAATAATATAAATATTAGAGGAACAAATCTATCTTTTAAAAATATATATGGAACTGAACAAGGAAGTGCTGGATTTGATCCATCTGGATTAATAATTGAAAATAGATATAATTTAGATTTAAAATCCAGTCAAGGAAATATATATGGATTAAGCGATAGTATTATTCTTTCAAATAATAGTGCAGAAAGTACAACTAATACAAACTACTTACAAATAAGAGACGGCAGTGGAATCAAAATTGTTACAAAAGTTAATAATCCAATAGAATTAAATGCTGTTGGTCCAGGTAATGAAATAAATATAACTGTTGGAGGAAACGGTGTAGTAGATTATAAAACACTATATATAGACGATAAGGTGGGACATAATTTTTCACAACGCGGAATTATAGATATATCGCAATCTGTGATATTAAATAATCTACCAACAGGAACAGAATACGTTGCTAATAATATTGGTAGTAATGTAAAAGATACTGATTCTAAGACCCAAGTAGTTAATTGTGAAATTCCAACTTACTGGTTAGAAAATGGTTGGAATGTTGATCCTAGTTACTCAAGACAATTATTAATGTTAGGAAGTCAAATAAAATATGATATTTATAACAATTATTTAACAGGTCCAGTGGACACGGGTGACCCAAATGGAGCAATAGATCCAACTTATAATACTCAGGCATCTTCATATAGATATTGGGATTCAACTGCTAGTAGTACACCAATCGGAGATATTGCTATATTCACTCCATTTACTTACATTGCTACTGGTGGTTCCTTAATTCCAGCAAGAATCAATATTAAAGAAAAAATATTAAGAGATGGTTGGATAACGGGATTTAGTTTAAAATGGCCTTGGGGATCAGGAGGAGGAGGAAGTATATTAGATATATCTGGAACAGCTAAATTAATATTTTATACAACAGGTGTAGGAAAATATGATAATGGTGGAACATTATCAAATATGGGAAACATAGATTTATATACATTTACATCATCTAATCAAAGTAATTTGGGCGATGGTTTGACTATTTCATTAAATCCTAGAGATTGGATATATATTGAAGCAGAAACTGATCTAAATAATATTTTTAAAATTAGATTGGAATCAGGACAGTCAAATTCATTAGCTTTCTCAGCTACTAATAATGTAGGTATTAGATATGGTGCAATAGCCGATAGTGCTTTAAATGTAGCTTACAGTGAAAGTAGTGTAAGAGGTAGTGTATATATTTGGTCTCCTCCAAATGCTTATCCAAGTTATAAAAATTATTAATAAAGAATAATTAATAAAAATAATAAATTATTAATTATTTATTCTCCAGGTTTCATATATACTTCGTCTCCTTTATAATAACCGGCATCTACTGCTCCCTGTGTGTAGGCTAGACCTCCCCAATTAACGTCCATAGGATTTGTACTTTTTTTACCCGAACCTTCTTGTTGATGAAACATTTTATCTAAAGGTGTATATTCTCCTTCATACATATTCATAGGATCATATGCAGGATATGAGTTTTCATTGTATGGATCATCATCGCGTCCAGCATCTATTAATTTAGTTTCAGGTGGTGTTTGCATACTTAATGGTAATGCTTGATCATCTGATCCATAAGTTAATACAGGTGGAAGACCGCCCTGAGTGTCATCGGGACTAGGTCTAAATTTATATACAGGTTTGCCTTGTGCATCATATGAGTGCTGTAAAAATAGTACAGGGCACTTAATATTTTGACTTCTTTGCCAATCAATAAATTCAGTATATTCTTCTAAATTATTGAATTTGATTGGATTAACGCCAGGTATTTTTGCTAATTTAGAATTATGTAAATATATTTCCTTACCCTTTTGAATTAATATATTAGGACATGCGTTAGAATCAGGTTGAAATCCTTCAACAATTTGTTTAGAAGTATAGGTTGAACAAAAGTATAATCCTAGAATAAATATAATAAGAATAGTAATTAATTTTAACATATATATATATTTAATTAGGATAAATTATTTTTCAAATATAGATTAGGTTAATTATAATCTACAATAAATATATATATGAAAATTTTATACATAAATGGAAAGAATGCCGATAAATTTGATAAATATAATAAGAAACATCCAGTGTTTGCAAAATATTTTAGTCCAAGTTGTCCAGCATGTATAGCAATGGAGAATGAATGGGATGAAATGTGTAAAGATATAGAAAATAAATATGATACAGACTTATTACTTGCACAAATAAATCCGGATGGAATAAAAAGCTTAGAGAAAAAAAATACATATAGTGATGTATCGTATGTACCTTCTTTAATATTATTGAAAGATGGAAAGAAGGTAGATGAATATAATGGTCCTAAAAGTAAGGATAAAATGATTGAATTTTTATTAACAAGTGGATATTTAAAAAATAAAATGAATGGAGGTTCTAAAACATTAAAAAAGCGAAAGCATACAAAAAAGCGATCAAATAAAAGGAAATCTAAATGTAAAGGGCGAAAAGGGGGAGGTTCAATAATGTCAATAGAGAGAAATGATAATAATAAGAAATCTACAGAAAATGTATCAGATGATTTTAATTTTGTAGAGAATAAAGAATGGTTAAAACCATATTTAATAGCTCTGAATAATAGCTATAGTGAAGATCATATAGTAACAGCTGCAGATAGTGAATTCTTTGCGATAAATAGTGTAGATAAAGTATTTAGAGCAAAAGGATTATCAACAAAACCTTTTTGGAAATATCGTGAAGATTGGATATACTGTTCGAATATTGATAGTAGAGAATTTGATAGTAATTGTAGAATAAGTCCTGGTTTTGAAAATAGACAAGTACCTAGTTGTAGGAAGTTTAATCCTAAATTTAATAATCTAAAGCCATTAACCGATAATAAATTAAAGGATCAACTATTATTAGCTAAACAAAGCTACGATTATATAAGAAATATGAGAGAAATAGATATAATGTTAAGAACTCCTAGTAGTGATTATACAAGATTTAGTAATGAAGGAGATGAATTAGCTGGTAAAAATAAAAGGTTTATGATGAAATTGCGAGGTATTCAACGTAAACAATCAGTAAAAGATCCTTATAGAGCATTGTTATATACCTATGGATATACAAAACCTGCAACTACGAAAGAAGCGCAAGATGCAGTAGAAGATACTAAAGATTTAATGAAAGATACACATAGCATAATTAGAGAGAGATTAAGTAAAGAAAAAGAATTGGACCCATCGTTACAAGAAATTATGTCAAAGGCGATGGGGGGTAGTAAAAGGAAAACCAAAAGAGGATGTAAAGGGAAGAGAAATGGAACGGATGGTTGCAGAAAGTGTTGCAAAACAAAAAGAAAATATAATAAATGTTTAAAAAGATGTATGCATTATTAATTAGATCAATATTTTATGTACTTATAATAAAAAATTGATAATTAATTAAAGATAAAAATATAATACATATAGAATTAACAAATCATGCCTACATTAGAGCGTTCATTAAAGTTGTTGGATTTCAACATATATGATAATGTGGTTGATAAAGATACATCAAGTGGAAGTGAAGAAGGGCAATATAAAATGAAAAGAGATCTAAAGAAATTTACTATGCAAATGTTTGGTATAAATGAAATAGGTGAAACATTTTGTTTGTATGTATCAGATTATAAACCATTCTTTTATGTGAAAGTGGACGATAATTGGAATATAGATAAAAAATGCGAATTTTTAAGCCATATAAAGAGTAAAATAGGGAAATATTATGAGACTTCGATTTGTGAATGTAAAATAATAAAAAGAAGGAAATTGTATGGATTTGATGGTGGGAAAGAGCATAAATTTGTGTTATTTAAATTTGAAAATATGGTTTGTATGAATAAAGTAAAAAATTTATATTATCAGAATGGAAAGGATGGTAGAAGACTGAAAGATAATGGTTATATTTATCAAGATACAAGCACTTATTTATATGAAGCTAATATTCCTCCGTTATTAAGATATTTTCATATTAAAGAAATTAGTCCTTCAGGATGGATAAGCATACCATTAGAAAAGGCAACTACTACCGTGAATAAGATGACATCATGCAAATATGAGTATGATATAAGTAACAAAGATATAATTTCACTTAATAATAAGGAAACCATAGTTCCATATAAGATTTGTAGTTTTGATATTGAAGCTAGTAGTAGTCATGGTGATTTTCCAATTCCAAAGAAATCGTATAAAAAATTATCGAATAGTATAATGGAATATAGTGATAGTGAAGAACATGATATAACAAGATCAGAAGTAACAAAAATAATTAAAACAGCATTTGGTTATGATGATATGATTAATATTGATAAGGTGTATTCAAAGAGTAAGCCGTCAATGGTTGCGTTAAATAAATTATTGACTAGATATTTTGAAATAAATGTGAAAACAGTATCTAATGTGAATTCGGAGGAAAACACGATTGAAAAGATGTTTGAACGAATGAATAATGAGGATGTTGATGATGAGGAGTATTCATCTAAGAGAAAGATTGATTATGATTCTAATATATTAGATATGATTCATAATAAAGAAATCAAGCGTGAAGATAAGATAGATAAGATGACAGATATATTTAAAGTAGTAGGTTTTCCTGAATTAGAAGGAGATAAAGTAACATTTATTGGGTCGACCTTTTTAAAATATGGAGATGAAAAGCCTTATTTAAATAATTGTGTAGTATTGGATACATGCAGTAATGTTGATGAGATAGAAAACAGTGAAATAGTATCATATAAGACAGAGCGGGAATTATTACTTGCTTGGAAAGATTTAATTTTAAAAGAAGATCCTGATATTATAATTGGTTACAATATATTTGGTTTTGATTATAAATTTATGCATATTAGATCTCGTGAAAATAATTGTGAAGAAGAATTCTTAAAATTATCTAGAAATAATAATGAGATTTGTGGAGAGAAAGACGATGAAACAGGAAATATAAAAATAGAAGAAAGTAAGATAGTACTTGCTAGTGGAGATCATGAGCTAAATTTTATAAAAATTACAGGAAGATTACAAGTAGATTTGTATAATTATTTTCGCCGAGATTATAATTTGACATCATATAAATTAGATTATGTATCAGGGTATTTTATAGGCGATGATGTAAAAAAATATGAGCATAATAATAATTCAACAAAGATTTTCAGTAAGAATCTAACTGGTCTAGAAAATGGTAGTTTTATTAATTTTGAAGAGACGAGTCATTCTACTGACTATTATAAAGATGGGCAAAAATCCAAGGTTTACAATGTAAATAAAACAGATGGTACATTTGAAATAGAAGGTATTGAAACACCTGATATGACTAAACATGTTAAATGGGGATTAGCAAAGGATGATGTTACTCCACAAGATATTTTTAGAATGACAAATGAAGGTCCAAATGAGCGTGCAATTATTGCAAAATACTGTATTCAGGATTGCAACTTGGTACATCATTTGATGAATAAGATTGATGTTATGACAGGATATGTTGAGATGGCTAAGATTTGTAGTGTGCCGATAAATTTCTTAGTGATGCGTGGTCAAGGTATTAAATTAACAAGTTATATCGCCAAGAAATGTCGAGAAAAAAAGACATTAATGCCTGTGCTAGAAAAACCGATGTTTGATGAGGGATATGAAGGGGCCATTGTATTGGATCCAAAATGTGATTTATATCTAGACAATCCTGTTGCATGTGTAGATTATAGTTCGTTGTATCCATCATCTATGATTAGTGATAATTTATCACATGATAGTAAGGTATGGACGAAAGAATATGATTTAAAAGGAAATCAAATTAATGAGAGTGGTGAAAAAGATGAGACTGGTAGGTTTATTTATGATAATTTGCCTGATTATGAGTATGTGAATGTAACATATGATTCATTTAAATGGGTTAAAAATAGTCGTGGTAAATCTGAAAAAGTTCATTGCGGAACAAAAACCTGTAGATTTGCACAATTTCCCGAGGGTCGTGGTATTATGCCGTCTATTTTGGAAGAATTATTAGCATCAAGAAAAGCTACTAGAAAGTTAATTCCTCAACAGACTGACGATTTTATGAAAAATATTCTTGACAAGCGACAGTTAAGTTATAAATTGACTGCTAATTCATTGTATGGTCAATGTGGTGCAAAAACAAGTACATTTTACGAAAAGGATGTGGCTGCATCATGTACGGCAATAGGTCGTAAATTATTGACATATGGTAAGCGTGTTATTGAAGAAACATATGGTGATTTAATTGTAGATACAACAAAATATGGAAAGGTGCATTCAAATGCTGAATATGTATATGGAGATACTGATAGTGTGTTCTTTACATTTAACTTAAAAACTCTAGATGGAGAAGATATTCGAGGGAAAAAGGCTTTAGAAATTACAATTGAGTTGGCCCAAGAAGCGGGAGCCTTAGCGACACAGTTTCTAAAAAAGCCACATGACCTGGAATATGAAAAGACATTCATGCCCTTTTGTCTTCTATCAAAAAAGCGTTATGTGGGGATGCTATATGAAAAGGATCCTAATAAATGTAAAAGAAATAGTATGGGTATTGTATTGAAGCGTCGTGATAATGCTCCAATTGTGAAGGATGTATATGGTGGCATTATTGATATTCTAATGAAAGAGAAGGATGTTCAAAAAGCAGTTGATTTTCTACAATCATGCTTACAAAATATAATTGAAGAAAAATATCCAATGGACAAGTTGATTATTACCAAATCCTTAAGATCAAATTACAAAAATCCAAAACAAATTGCACATAAAGTATTAGCGGATAGAATTGGAAAACGAGATCCAGGTAATAAACCAAGTAGTGGAGATAGAATACCTTTTGTATATATCGAAACAAAAAAGAAAAACGCACTTCAAGGAGACAAAATAGAAACTCCAGACTATATAATTAAGAATAAGATTAGACCGAATTATTCGTTTTATATTACAAATCAAATTATGAAACCAGTTCAACAAGTATTTGCACTAGTACTAGACAATATTGATTCATTTAAAAGAAAGAAGAGAAACTTTCAAATGAAGATAGATACATTAAAACAAACTATAGATGACGATGAGAAACTTGCAACAAAGATTCAAGATCTAAAGAATAAAGAGGTGAAGATATTATTATTTGATAAGTACTTGAGAGAAACTGATAATATGAAAAATAATATGAAGTCACTTAAATCATTCTTCATGTAAAGAAAAATTCCAGTCTTCTAATAATCCGCCCGCTTTTATATTAGGAGAAAATGCTGGGTCAAGTATTTCTGTATTTTCCCTGATAATATTAACTTTATTAATATTGTTAATATTATTGGATAATAATAGATCTAATAAATATTTATTAAAAATATTTTTTTTAATTCGATCTAGTTGAATACTATTTTCGGTGGCATTTTCAAATGTTATTTCACAATAACCTTTTTTATAGTTATATTTATCATCGTCGTCATTGTTATTATCATTAAATAAATTTATTTTAAATGTATTGTAATGCAAATGATTTATTATTTTAAAATTATGATATAATTTATTAAACAATAATAATGATAATATAAATAAAATCATAATATATTATAGCACGAATTCTATTTAAATGTTAATAAATTGGATGCAATCCAGGCCCCTATAGAAATCCACATAGTATAAAAAATATTGCCAGATTCATGAATAACCCATCTAAATGCAGTACAGTGTGGAGCCATTGAGAGAAAAGGAGAAAGAAATACTCCCATAATTGTATTAGAAATACAAAAATAAATATAAAACTGGGAGCAAATATAATGTAGAAAAATCCACGACAAATAAAATAATAACATTGGTCTCATATTATTTAATAACTTAACTAACATATCAATACTATATTGCAATGATTTTGACATAATTATATACTATTGTATGTAGAACTTTAAATATATTTTAAATATATTACTCTACATCATCAACTTCATCTTCATCTTCATCTTCATCTTCATCATTATAATTGGCAGTGTTATTATTAGTATTTCTATAAGTAGAATCTGATAATGATGAGAATATATTATCTCTAAATTCATTAGAAGATATATTAGAAAAGGTGACAGTATCTCTAGGTGTTTCAATTACATATTCTAAATTAAAAAGGTTTGATGAAATATCATTATTACTTACTAAGCTTGATGCTAATGAAGTTAAAAATGAATTGATCAAATTAGAATTATTGGTAGAATTATTGGTAGAATTATTGGTAGAATTATTAGTAGAATTATTATTAGAGATGTCATTAGAATTATTAGTAGAATTATTAGTAGAATTATTAGTAGAATTATTATTAGAGATGTCATTAGAGTTATTGCGATTAGATGTTACATTATTATTGGAATTATCGTGTCTATCGTCATTATCATTAACATAATTATTAGAATTATAAGTTCTAATATCATATCTACATACTGGACAAATAACACTTCTATCAAACCAGTTTAATAAAGATTCACTCATAAAACAATGACCACAATGCCTAATACGTCTAATACTATGATTTTCTTCAAAAGGAGTTTGAGTAATTGGACATATATTGTTTTGAAGATCATTTGAAAAATGAATAATTTCGGTAGAAATATTAATTTGTCGTCTGGAAGGTCTAACAACAACTGGGGTTAGGTCAGCATATGGGTTATTAAACATAGTAAGTATAGGTGATAATTCATTGAATATTGAAGAATTTCTATTAGCATTTCTATTAGCATTTCTATAACTATTTCTAATGACATTATTTCTATTAGTATTATTATGGTTTATTTGTCGATTATTACGGTCATTTGTAGAAATAATAGGATTGCGATTATTACTATTTCTTGTATATCTTAATATATCGTTATTATTACCTCTATATCGATGTTGCATAAATCCGGTTGGTATATTTATGCTATTATAATTATTGCGTTCATTGTCTTCTGAATTATTTCCCTGCCGATTATTTAGATTTGTAGATAATTCTCTAATACCGGATTCTATGTGATTAATCGTATTTAATGTTTGATTATAATTAATTAATGTTTGATCTAATAATGTGTTATATAAATCAATAATTCTATTATTTATGCGAGTGTCCATATGAATATATTATTCAATAATATTTAAATATTAATAATATTAGTTTAAAAATTACTTACTATTATTATTAATGACAGAAAATAAGGGCTTAACTGGATTGGCAAATTTAGGGAATACATGTTTTATAAATTCATGTATGCAAGTATTAAGTCACACATATGAGATCAATAATTTTTTTGATAAAGATGATGGTAAATATAAAGATAGATTATCTGCTTATCATGATAAAAAGTATATAATAGATTCAAAATTATTGATAGAATGGGATAAATTAAGAAAATTAATGTGGGAAGAAAATAGAATAATTTCTCCAGGTGGATTTTTAAAAGCGATACAATATGTTGCCCGACAAAAGAAGAAGGATATATTTACAGGATATGCTCAAAATGATTTGCCGGAATTTTTATTATTTATAATAGATTCATTTCATAATGGAATGAGGCGTGAAGTAGATATGGTAATCAAGGGTAAAGAGAAAAATAATACAGATAAGATGGCGGTGGAATGTTATAAAATGATGAAAGATATGTATAGTAAAGAATATTCCGAATTTTTAGACATATTTTATGGGATACATGTATCTATTTTAAGCAATGAAAAAAAAGTAGTAAGTTCAAAGGCGGAACCATATTTTATAATAGATATACCGATAAATCTAGATAAGTCTTCATGTAATTTAATAGATTGTTTTGATAAATATTGTAGTGAAGAAATATTAGATGGATATATGAATGAAGAAACAAAACAAATAGAGCAAGTAACAAAAAAAATAAGATTTTGGAGTTTGCCTAAGATATTAGTATTGGATATTAAAAGATTTACATATGATGGAAAAAAGATTCAGCGTCCAATTGATTTAGAATTAGATAATTTAGATTTAAGTAAATATGTATGTGGATATGAGAAAGATTCCTATAAATATGAACTGTATGGAGTATGTAATCATAGTGGTGGAACCTTAGGTGGTCACTATACTGCAACAATAAAAGTAAAAAATGGTGATTGGTATTTGTTTAATGATACAAATATATCAAAAATAAATTTTACTGGGTTAAATAATACATCTGGATATTGTCTTTTCTACAGAAAAAAATTAAATAAATAATATATATAACAAAATAATGATATTAACTTATGATTCAGTATTAGGAATTCCAACAATTCAACAAAGTGGAGAAAATTATGATAATAGTTCAGGATTAAATTTAGGTATTCCTGCAGTATTGTTTTTAGGTTTGGTAATATTAGTATTTATAATATTATTCTCTAGTTTAGGAAAAAAAGGTGACTCAGTATCTGGTGGTGATAATGATAGTAATGGTTCAATGAAATTATTAACTGTATTATTGGGAGGTGTATTAATTGTGGTTGTATTGTTAAATGGATTACAATATTTTTTTAATATTAATTTAACAGCTCGTTTAGATAATTTATTTACTGATACACCATCTATAGATTTACAAGTGCAACAAGAATCATCGACAGGTGCAGATGATGAAATAGCACCTGTACCCGAAATTAAATTAAAAAAACAAGTATTTCATGTGCCTGGAAATGAATATTCGTATGATAATGCTGATGCCTTATGTAAAGCATATGGTGGTCGTTTAGCCACATATAATGAAGTAGAGCAATCATATAAAAATGGTGCAGAATGGTGTAGTTATGGATGGTCTGATAAACAACTAGCATTATTCCCAACACAAAAGGATACATGGAATTATTTACAAAAAGTAGAAGGACATGAGAACGATTGTGGCCGTGCTGGAATAAATGGCGGTTACATTGCAAATCCGAATGTAAGATTTGGGGCAAACTGCTTTGGATATAAGCCAAAGATTACACAAGAAGAGAAAGATATAATGAGTTCTACACCATTATATCCTAGAACATTAAAGGATATACAAGAAGAGAAGCGTGTAGACTATTGGAGAGAAAAGATTCCAGATATATTAGTGTCACCCTTCAATAAAAGTGTATGGAGTTTAATTTAAATGTAAAATAAATATTGTGTATTATAATTTACAATATTTATTAAAATATAGTTGTTACATTACTAATTTATATAAAAGATTACTTTTGTTTTCGTGACATTTTTGATTTCTTTTCTCTCTTCTTTCTGGTTTTAATAGCGTGTTGTTTTTTTGAATTAACATCTACAATACTTAATAGTTTGTCATAAATAGAATTATCAATAGTTTCACCCTTATTTTCATATTTGATTAATTTATTCTTTTGCAGATTTTTTTGTGTATATAATAATCCTGCAGGTACTGCTAAATCTTTTAGTGATTTTAATATAACGGACGATGTTAATGCTGTTCCACCGGTTTGAAAATTATTATCACTATCATTATCATTATTGTCAGTATTATTATTAATTGTTTCTTTTAACAATTCTGAATTTAAAATAAATCCTCCACCGGATAGGGTTCCTTTATCATCATTCATAAATACAAAATCATTATCAAAATCAATATCTAAAAAGTCGGTCATATACATATTGGTGACATAAATTAATTATTATAAAACCGCTTAATATCAGGACTAATTTTAACTTCTCTTTTCTGCTTAATATATTCCATTATTTGAGATACTTCGTCTTCGTTACTAATAATATCATTAAGACATGATTCTAAAAATCCTAATGTAATAGGAGATGTTTGCTTATTTTGAGCGAATTTGAGTTTTCCATCTGTGATTTTAATAGTAGATGATGCTAAGTTATTATTATCTGCAAAATCAATAATATTAGATGTTAAATCATTTCGTTGATTCCTAATATCCTTTGCTTTTTCATTTAAAATTTTCAATTGTGAATCTAAAGAGACCCATGTCTTAATATTCTGTTGAAATCCGTCCATTATATAATTCAAATTTATATATCTAAATATTTTTAAACATATATAAATTATTTATCTTCTTTTTCTAAAGGAGTGTTTTTTATAAGATTTATGTCCGTGACGGTGTCTTTTTTGAGATTTCTTTTGAGCGGCTAAAAGACCGAAGGGTACAATTGCTTGACTTACTAAACCCATCATACCACCCTTTTTCTTTCTTCCACCAGACATGCATCCACATCCAGGGCCACCAGCCTTCTTAGATCTTCTAGAACGGGAGGCAGATCTAGAACGAGAGGCAGATTTAGATCGGCGAGCAGATCTGGAACGACGAGCAGATCTGGAGCGGCGAGCAGATTTAGATCTGCGCTTTCCACCACTCATAGGTGCGGGAGCCATATCTTTGGGCATAGGCCATCCTCTTGCTTCAACTTGACATACTCCATATTGAGGTCCATCTGAATATGAACATCCAGATGCATTAGATGATTGATCGTTTGCGGAATCCATTTATAATATATAAAAATATTTTTATTAAAAAATACATTAAATGATTTAATAAAAATTATTTAACGGCGTCTATAGCTTTTGGATCTTTTGTGGTGTTTCATACTCTTCTTTCTTTGGGTTCTCTTTTGAAGAGAGTAAAGTCCAAAAGGGACTAAAGCTTCGCGAACCATGGCACCCATTCCCATACCACCCTTCTTGCTCATTTTCATACCACCCTTCTTTTTCATTCCGCAAGAAGAACCGGCTTTCTTGGCTCTTCTGGAGCGAGAAGCAGATCTGGAACGACGAGCAGATCTGGAACGACGAGCAGATCTGGAACGGCGTCTACCACCTGTCATAGCTGCAAGCATTTTACCCATAGACTCGGATTTAACATCC